GCCAAAAGCTAGACCAGATTTATTTTCTCCAGATGAAACAGCTAAAATAAAAGGTGTTCAAAAATACTTAGAAATAACTGTTGATGGAGATTTTGGCCCTGGAACTAGTAGGGCATTAGCAGCGTTTCAGTACAAAAACAACATACCTGTATCAGGACAAGTAGATGACGAAACTATTAAAGCAATGCAAAACCCTGATACCTTAGATCCAAGGGAAGCAACTATTAAAGTAAATGATGTTTTAAACGCTGATGGCACACGTCCAGATATTGAAAAACTTAAAGCTTGGTCAAAGAAAAATATTAAAGATCCTATGAGGGCTGCTGCATTTGTAGCTACTGTTGAAGCAGAATCTGGAACTGGTTTGGTTGAGGTTGGACACGACATAGAAAGTGCCGTTAGAGTTTTTGTAACCGACAATAAATATATGCATGTAGACAATGATGTAGATAAACCGTTGACTGCAAAAGGGAAAAGACGAAAACAAAAAATAGAGGCTTTAGGTTCAACTGCTTCAGGTGATGAGATATTTGACTTCATATATGGTACTGATGCAGACGCAATTGGTAGTAAGTTAGGTAATACTCAAGCTGGCGATGGTTCAACATTTAAGGGGCGTGGACTGATTCAGTTAAGTGGTCGTGATAATTATAAAAAAGTAGGCGATATTCTAGGTCTTGATTTAGTTAGTAGCCCTGAGTTAGTTAATGATCCTAAACATGCAGTAGCAGTAGCAATGGCATATCTTACACTTCCTAACAAAAACTTTTTCTTAAATAGAATGAACCCTGAAAATGGAGTCTCAGAAACTATAGATGGATTGACCTCAGAAAAACTAGCACAAGTAGTAGGTCACAGTGGCGGCACTACTGTGGCAGATGCTAGATTTAGAAGAGCAAACGCACTAAGAGAAGAGATGTATAACTAATGTTTGGATTACCACTAGAACTAATCACCATGCTTTTCTCCACTGTACTAGGTGGGGTAATGTCTATATGGGGTCAGTCAATAAAGTCTAAGCAAGCACAGAATGACATGCTCATGGAACGTGCTAACTTCAGGAAGTCTGCAGTTAAAGATGCTCGTGACGCAGGTAAGAATGACTCACACTTTGCGTGGACACGTAGGCTTATAGCTTTATCTGCTGTGTTCTCTATTATTGTATTGCCAAAGCTAGTCGCTGTATGGTATCCTGAAGTAAGCGTATATGTAGGATACACTGAGGCTACTGGTGGTTTTATGAGTTGGTTGTTTGGACCAGATGAAGCTATACAGTGGAAGATGGCACAAGGTTTTGTGATCACACCACTAGACACACACATTGTATCAGCCATAGTAGGACTATACTTTGGCGCTGGATTTACTAAATAGGATAATATAAAATGGTTCACCCACTAGAAGCACCAATACCAGGACAGTCCTTAACGTCAGAACCTAAGAACGTTCCTTGGGAATACCCTGCAAGAATAACAGAACCTATGGACGCATTAGAGTTTCATATGAAGCAACTTACAGACGAGAGTACTGTAGATAATATATTAGAAATGTTAGAGATAGGAATACCTGTGTCAGTTGTAGCAAGCTCTATGCTTACAGTAGCTGTCATGGATGGTGAGCATTCTCTAGATGTAAAGCTTATTATAAAACCTTTTGTAGAAGATCATATTAAATCTTTAGCAGAGGTAACAGGCATAGACTACATGATGTCAATGAATGATTTAGATACTGATAATGAAGCAGAAAGACAACGTAAAGCTAATGTGTTAGAAGCTAAGATTAGAAAATTAACAGAAAAAGTAAAGCCTAACACTATGGATGAGGGCGATAGAATAACAGAACAAGCACAAGAAGAGTTGATGAAAACTGAAGAGCCTGAAGCAGAGGCTATGCCTACTGAGCCAAAAGGTCTTATGTCTAAGGAGAATATGTAATGGCTATTAGAGGTGCATTTGCTGCAGGTTTACTTGATGGTTTTGCTACTGGCTTAACTGAGGGAGTAGAAAAAAGACAAGATAGATTTGATGTACTATTTGATGAATCATTAGAATCAGCTAAAAGATTAGCTCCTAAGTATGCTAAGTCTAAAGCGGAAGCAGATGCTGCTGTAGAAATGATGAATGCGTTTGGAAAAGAATATAACATTACACCTGAAGAGTTTATATCTATGGCTCAGACATATGATGTCACACAGATATATGCTGCTGTAGCAGAAGCAGAAGCTAAGATGCCAGAGGGTGCAACTCTAGATAAAGCAAAAATACTTGGTCCTCTAAATATACCTAGCAATATAGAGTTACCAGAGGGTATGTCTAACGAACAAGCTGTACGTAGTATCTTTATGGGTTACGCTAATAATTTAGCAGAAGATCCAACAGATAAGTCAGAAGCTAAAGCTAATACTTCTTGGGGTAAAGCATTAGCTAACACACTAATGATCAACCCTCGTAACCAAGCTGATGATATGCTTAACGCAATGTCAGTTATGGGTGTGCCATATAAAGACTTGATGTTGTACCAAGCATCAGCAGGTGAGAGATACAAACCTTTGGCTGGCGTTTCTGGTAAACCTATATACAACATTGAGATTACTGATTATCAAGATGCTGACTACGATAGAACAGCAAATACCTTTAGAGTACATTTTACACGTAAATTTACAGGTACAGAAGATATAAGCCTTGCTAATGCTAAAACTATGGAAGAAGTTAAAGCTGCAATGGGAGTAGATAATGCAGAACAGCTAGACGGTTCATTAATGATGGGCGGTAACACTATGGCAGACATTGAGCTAAGACTTGCTACAACGTATGGACACGAAAGTTCTAGAGTAAGGATTGCTGCGTTAAATAAGCTAACGACCTACATAGAAACTGCTGCAGACTTTAAGGCATTTAAGGAAGCTGAGAAAGATGGTAATGCATCACGTTTAATTAGTGAGTCAATAAATAAACATGGTGTGTTGACTACAGAATATATCAACATGATATTAGGAAATGATGCTGAACTACCTAAAGGTAAAAAAACTGAAGGTGGGTCTAGTGTATCTAATGAGTCTTTAAATGTAAGTGGTGAAATGGATGGTGAAGATGATCCGTTTGAAGAATTATCAGGAACAATACCAACTACATCAGAAGCAAATGATGATCTACTTAATACAGGTGGTGACGCTAATGTTTCAGAAGTAGATGAAATGATAGATGCTGTAATCGCTAATGAAACAGGTGAAGATAATAGTATAAATCTTGGTACACCTAATGTAAGCGAGGTCACCGAAAGAAGAATAGATAAAGTAGATGCATACAGAGAAGCAGCTTCTAAGATTACGTATGAAGAGTATCAACAGATGAGCCGTAGCGAAGCTAAAGAAGCAGGGCTACCTGCCACAGGATTTGAAAGCGCAGAAGCATTTGGTTTTTTTCCTAAGAAATACTTTAAAGGCGGTGCAGAGGAGATAGACTTAGGTATTGATAAGACTAGTACTGATTCTTCTACTGTGGCTGGTGCAGCCGTAAAAGTAGCTAATGAATTAGCAGACGAGTTTACTGATATGAGTGTATTTTTAGAAATAGATGATAGAGGTAGACCAGATGATACTATCTTAAAAGATTGGTTAGATCAAAATAATATACCAGCAAATGAGCAGATGATACGTATGATAAGAACTATGATTAAAGCGAGACAAAAAAATCTAAAAGAAAATCCAGCGAGTGAACTAGATGAGTAATTATTATACACCTGAAAAGATGCAAGATAAAAAGCTATCTGATTTAACAAAAGATAGAGCTTTTCTTTCAGATGCAATTACCTTTCTTAAAAGTGATAGGAAGGGTTACACTGATGAAGAGATAAAAAAGAAATCAGCTAGTGATGTTACATATGATATACTAGAGCATTTTCGTATAATGAATACCAACGAAGTAAGCATGGGTAGAGATTACTTTTTTGTAAGTGATGACAACGTAAAAGAAACAGATAAGCAATCTTACGCAAGACTATACTCAGCCTTTGAGAATGCTAAAGGCGAGGGTCTGTTAGATAATAGGGGTGCTAAGATATTTGATTACGTGGAAGGTGTTGCTACAGCGCCATCTACTTTTGCTTCTGTTGCAGCACTTCCTCTGACTGCTGGAACTGGTACTGCTGCTATACAAGCTACTAAAGCTGGTACACTAGAAGGACTAAAAGCTATAACAAAAAATCTTATCAAGCGAGGTGTCATGGCATCTACCCTTGAAGGATCTGTTGCTGCATCAGCACAGCTAGGCGAAGAGATAATTAAACAAAAAGCTAAGAAAACTATTGGTGAAGACTACAAAGTAAGCAAAGGTAACATAGCTTTAGCAGGTGCTACAGGTTTAACATTAGGTGCAGCAGGTTATGCAATACCAGCCAGGCAACAATACAAAGGTGCGAAGAGACTTCTAGATACTGTACAAGCAGGGGATGCAGCTAAGACTGCAAGACATGCTGCTTCCGCACAAAGAGCAGTAGATGATTTGCAGAAACATGCCTCAACAGCAGAGGGCAGACGATACATACGCTTCACTAAAAACAAACTACTAGCAGCTATTGATCCTAAGCTTGTTGAAGAAGGTATGTCAGCTAAGATAAACATACTTAGTAAAGACTTGCCCGATGGTCTTATTGGTGGGCTAGATAGACAAACTATACAGAGACTAGGTGCTGCAGCAGTTGAGCTAACACGTACTATAAAGTCTTACAACCCAGCGTTTAAACCTGAGAAAGGCATGAGGGTTACAGAGTTTCTTGCCAACGCAATTGATCAAGGCTTTGGTGTAGATATGTTTGATAGCATAGCTGGAAAGTATGGACTGTCACGCAGACAACTAGCTGCTGTGTTTGCTGCAGAATATTCTGAGGCTGCTCGTACTCTTGTATCAGCTAAACAATTTAAGACTTCTGCAGGAAAAGTTGTTACTGGTAGAGAGGCAGTAGAAGCAGCAGGTAAGTTTAGAGATAAGCTAGATGAATTGTATGACATGGGTATGTCCACAGTTTCAGGTAGAGATGCTCAAGAGTTAAAAGATGCACAGATGCAGATTGGTGCAACCCGAAAAGTATTCAGATCCTTGAAAAACATTGAGGATACACGTAGAGCTTTTATGACTTCTCAACCTGCTACCACTATGCGTAACAATATCTTTGGTGTTGCTATGGCAGGTATTGATGTACTGGATCAGTTTAATCTGTACGCTATACAAAAAGTTACAGGTAAAGGTAACGCTGCTGCAACACGAGAAGGTGCTACAGACATATTAAAGTACTTAACTAAAGATCAGTATGTAGCTGACGCACTTGTGTACTCCCTAAAAGAGGACGCACCAGAGCTTATGAAGAGAGCATTCTATGAGGCTGCTCAAGCAGAGGCTGGTACTATTAGAGATACTAAGTTAGCAAAGCTAGGCACAGCAGTAAACACACTTAACACAATGTCGGATCACGTATTTAAGAAAGCTGTAGTTGCAGGTACTGTTGATCGTGAATTAAAAAAACGTGCTATAGAACAACTAAAAGCAGGGATGCCAAAAGGTTTAGCTAAAAAAGATTTAGATAGCAGTATTGAATCACAGTTTAATAAATATCTTAAAGATTTAAATTCGTTAGGGTATGATAGGTTTATTCAAAGACTAAGAGTTGATGATAATCCAGAAAGTTTTAATAAATACTTGTTAGATATGATAGACAATAACGATGACTTCTTAGGTCTTAATCTATATCAAACAATTGCAGAGGGGCGTATAAGTGATATACCTGATGACATAATAACAAAATCATTAGATGACAGTTTAGCCTTTACATTCCAACGTAAGTTTGGTGGTAAGGATGCAAGCGATACAAACAAAGCAGTTAAGAAAGTTATTGATTTAGTTCACAACACAGGTATGACTACCATCATTCCTTTCCCAAGATACATGGCATCTCAAGCAAAGTTTATTAATGATTACTTTGTATTAAATACTTTACGTAGAGGGACAGGTCAAACACAAGAAGCTGTAGCAAAGCAGATGTCAGGTGCTATGATGTTTGCTGGTGCTTACATGGTACAGAAAGATAATATAACTAATGGACTACAGTGGTTTGAGGAGCAGTTAACAAACAAAGATGTAACAAACGCTCAAGCTGCTATGGGTCCAGCCGCACCTGTTCACTACGTAGCTAATCAATTAGCGAGGGTGCAAATGGGTATGCCTAATAAGCTACAGGATGACACGGGTTTGTTTATGAAAGATATAACTAAACTTATGGTAGGCTCAGAGTTTAGACCAGGTGGTACAATAGTAGATGAGACTGTACGTGTAGCTCAATCAATCATGGATGGTAAACTAAACTTTCAACCTGCTGCAAAAGTTTTTGGTGATTACTTTAGTACGTACACATATCCTGCTGCTGTAGTAAAAGATTTCTATGGTCAGTTTGATCCTCGTTCAGCATACATACCTCAAACATTAGATGCTACAGTATCTCTTGTAGATATGGGTGGCCCTAACAGCCCACGTTTATATTTATATGGTAGGTTTGCTAAAAGCCTCCCTGACTTTAATCTAAATGAAATGTCTAAGAATCTTAAAAACGTTACAGGCATTGACTTAGGTGAGTCTGAAATGCAAGGACTTCTAAAGTTTATGGGGTCTTCTACTCGTACACATTTTCAAATGATGGACCCTGATAATAGAGACACAGGGTATGATGCAGTAAGGCATGACATATATGGTGACGGTCCTTTGAGACAGCTAAACCCCTTTCTAAAACAGATCACTGGGTTTACTAGAGAGCCACCAAAGAATGCCTTGAAGTTAGAGATGGCTAGGCTAGAGATAGACCCATTTAAAATATACAATCCTTACGCTGAAAAGAATAGCGCATTGGAATTATTCACTCAACAGATGCTACAAGGTAAGTTAGCTGAAGATGTAGAGAACTATATAACTACAGACAGTATATATTTAAACTCTGACTTTGATGTGCGTAGAAATTTATTAGAGGAAAGAATAAAAGCTAAGATAAAAGATACAAGAGCAGATGCTAAATTTATATTGTCAGACTTTGCAGCTAAGAGAGAAGAGTACAGATCAGACTTTAACGCATATGTGAGAGGTGAGTATAAAGCACTTGGACCTAATCAAAAAGAAGATGCTGAAAGAGGGTGGTCTATACAAAATAAGAGATATGGATTTCCTGGTCTAACTGTACAAGAATCAGCAGAAAAAATTAATAGTGATCCTGAGTTAGATGCTGATGAAAAGGAAACACGTAAATCAATACTCATGCTGTGGTATATACAAGCAGGTAAGACTTACGGAAAAGCAGAGAGAAAAGCTGCTACTAGATAAGAAGAGGGGCGCATTTAGCGCCCTTACTTTTTTATACCATACATTTTTGATGCGCGTTCTGCCCACATCTGTACTGCAATTAAACTCTTTAATGCTTCATGCGTTTCCGTACTGTGGTACAAGTTATCTGAAATAAACTTTTCCAGTGCTTCACTACGTTTCTGCACACCCTCTCTGAAATGATCTTGTCTCCTAGATACAAAGTCTTTCGCTTCTTTTTCTAGGCTCATATATTGTTATACCTCCGTTGGTATCTCTGTACAGTATGCGGAGACTGTAGACTGAGGTGATGGTCTAGCACTCATAAGTTCACTTCTTACATAGGAGGCGCTGCTTTTACACAGTTCCATTGTAGGATATATGTGATTGACTGCTTGCACTTGAAAATAACCAGGTGCAACAGACATTATGAGTACTAGAACATACATTACTCTGAGCTTTCTACAGTTTCTGTGGTGTCTACATTATCTGAGGCATTGTCATATTTCTCAAACAATTCTAGTCCTACAATTAAGGCTATTAAAATTCCAAATACTTGCATGTTGTTTCCTTTCTATTACAAGTTTATAATATCATAATAATTAAACTATGTCTACCATTTCGCACACATCACCAGTACAAGCCATAGTCTGCATAGCGACTGTGTTATCTTCTTGTTCATACTCACTAAGTTTAGACCAGTCAATACTCTTAGGCATTATAGCTGATAGTTTTTTGTAGTCATCCTTTGTACAATCTTGATAGGGTGCTTGCTGATAAGTATGATCAGAGTGTGGCAGAAAAGACACACCACTCATTTCATCAAAGTATTTATAAACAAATGCACCTACTTCCATCCATTCATCAGAACGAACTGTCACTGTTACAGAGGGTTTATGCTCACACCAATGTCTTTGATAGGTTAACCATGTCTCCAACTGTTCAATGGCTGACATGTCGTTACGAGTTACAGCTTTATTGGGTGACTTCTGTGGGAAGCTAAATACTGTAGTAGTGTCAGGCTTCATCACACAAGGTGCATTAGGTATGCGCTGATCCTTCATCATCTGTGTTAGTGGATCTTTGTTATCACCACGAACAGTCCTAATATAATGCAGTGCATGTCTAGCGTGTATACCTGACGCTGAGTCAACTAGTTGTGAAACAGTACCGCTAGGTTTTACACAGGTAATTGCTGCTGATTGTGGAATGCCAAGGCGGTCAGACCAATCAGCATTAGTATTAACAGCAGTTTCTCGTAGATGTTCAAGAGTCTTCTCCAATCCTTTGTTTGCTGATGTCATAATAGGGTTATCCATTATCCCTGTGAGTGACACACCCAACAAACGCTCTTCTTCTGTATTCGTTGTCCACACCTTACGCAAGTATGGAAATTTGGTGTACGTTGATTGGATTGTACCCAAGATAGTAGCAAGTCTAACTTTTCTTTCCAAAGAATCCACGTTATCTGTAGCCCTAACCACCACTTCAGTAAGATTGCAGAACTGATACGGCCTAAGAATAATCTCACTACAAGGATTAGTTCCAAACTCAAAGTTAGGATCACGTCTGCCAAACTTTGCAGCTTGTTTCTTAGATGCCTCACGATTAAATACTCCTCTCTCACCTGACTTGCTTTCTACTAGAGATAGCCATTCACGCATGAATGTTTCTGAGTCAGGTTTCTCTGTATAAGATACACTGTTGTTAGCTAAGGCACGATGTCCTGCATTATCATACCACTGTCCAGACTTAGCGTAGCGCATACGATCATCACTAAGGTTAGACAAACTAATCATAGCACTACGTCTAACACCACCAACAACAACTATCTGACCAATGAAACACATTAGGTCATGGCACTCTAAGCTAGATAGCCTACGTCCTTGAGCATCCTTGAATGTCTTAACTGCAAAGTTGAATAGCTCAATCAAAGGAGCAGGGCCACTAGCTCTACCACCGAATGTTTTTAGTCTTGCACCTGCAGGGCGTACTCTGGTAACATCCCACTTAGGAATTTCACCTGCCCATAAGAGAGCTAACACTTGTCTAAACGCCTTAGCCCACCCCTCCTTGCTGTCCTTTACCACAACGGTAGTATCACTTTGGAACAGTTCAGGTACTTCGGGAAGCTTGCTAATGAATTGTCTCTCAACGCTGAAGCCGACACCAGTACCACAGAGGAGGATGTACATAGCCTCATCAAAGGACTTTGGGTCATCTACGGGTAAGTAACTACAGTTATACCCTGCAGTATTATCTCTCTCAAGTGCTGCTCCTGCTGTCATCATAGCTCTCATGCTAGGCATGATCTCTAAGTTAAGTATAGCAAACATTATTTCATCTTTAGTATCTGCATCTACTTTGTTGCCTACAACATTTTCTATGTAACGATCTACTGTCTCAGACCAAGACTCTCTGCCTTTGCCATCAATGTATTTAGCGTAACGTGATTTGTGTATAAAACTTTGGTAGTCGGTTGGTAAGTAGTTATTCATATTTTTTTCACCTCTATCTTTTTAATTACTGCACTATCAATATCGTAGACTATATCTTTAAATAGTTCAGCAACGGCCTCTTCATACATATCTTCTACTACAGGAAGTATGCTTTCCTCTTCATCTATATCTACTGTCATTTTTATATTAAACTGCATTTCTCTTACTCATTAAATCTGTAAGGTTAGGCTTCTTATAGTTTGGCCCCTTCATTACTTTGCCGTCTTCCCTAAGAAGAGGGTTGCCATTTGAGTCTAGCTTAGACATGTTGCTATCATGTACTCGTGCAAACGCTTCCATGAATACATCATCACCATAAAAACCTAAGCCTCTGTCTAACTCTTGACTGACCTTCTCTTGTTGTTTAAGCACAGCCTTTCTTTCTGTCTCACGAAGTAACATACCTATGTGCTCTGGTGATGTGAGAGATAAGCCTGTAGATACATACATCAAATCACAAAGTTCTTTCAGGTGATTCTCAGTACCTATAGGTTCTTGAGATAGCTCATGCATCTCTTCATCAATAAGCTTTATCCATAACCTTGGATCTAGTGAACCACTGAATGCTCTAATAAAGTCACCTACCTTTTCGTGTGGTTTAGGTGGCATGAAAGCATCAATGTCATCCTGTGTAATCACTTATGTATCTCCTTATAATTATCTATAAGCCATCCAAGATATACTTGAGCTTTCTCTAAGTCTTCTAAGCCTCCTTTATATTCGTGACGCCATACATACTTCATTACATTACCTGACATGTAAGCAGATGTACCACCCATATTTTTAGTCATGGCACGAATGGCATCTATACATTCTATGTCACCTTGATTGTAGTGTATTGGTTTTTTTACTGGGTCAGAACTGTGATCAAAAGTAGTGTCACCTGTTAGTGTAATTGTTGTATCTGTTATCATGCGTTGCCCTTTGTTTTTGTCCATATATCAAGTGTATATACATTACCATCTCTAGTTACAACAGGTTTCTCTTCCTCTTCTAACTTCATTAGATAATTTCTATGCTCTTCAACTATATCATGTATCTCAGGATTGTCAGCAGCTACATCTAAGAATGCCGACATCAAAGTAGCTATGCCTACAACCCTAGTCATAATATCTTCAGGTATCTCATTATCAGGTGAGATTACTAGACCTACATTTATATCACCCTGCCATTCAGAAGGTACTTCATAATTAAAAGGGCTTATTACTATAGCTATCTCATCATCTCTTAAGTCATGGCCCATTAGTCTTTCCTTTTTGTTTTTAATTCTATCTTTTTAACTTTAATCTCTTTACCTTTTTCTTTCAGCCACTCTTCGGGTATAACACGATTAGCCCACTGAAACTTATGCTGCTCACACCAATTAAAGTATCTAGACTTTGCACCCTTATACAACTTAGCTTTTGCATTACTAAACACAAAACGTATATCTAACTCAGGGTGCTGTCTCTGTATCTCACGATGCTTACGTCTATCGTCACTATCAAAGATACCTTTAGTCTCAATGATAATACCGTTGTCTAACACAAAGTCTGGTGTGTAGGTGCGATAACGTAAATCTTCCCACTCTACTTTAAGTACTTCGTACCTGACTTTCTTCTGTGTCTTACGTAAGTACGCAGCAACTTCTTTCTCCAATCCACTGCGATACCTACCTTTAATGTGCTTCCGCATACTCAGGACTCAACAGTATGTAGTCTACCATTGGTGGTGTCTTTTTACCCTTGTAAGCCTTTGATGGTAGTTCTTTTAAGTTAGGCCAACACTTATGTTTGTATGAGCAGAAGCCGCACTCTGTACCTAATACCATGTTACCCGTAGGTTTACGGAAGTAAGTCTCAGGTATTGCTTCAAAGCAACGCTCAAAAGGTTTATCCTCATTGATGTACTCTACTGTCTCTTCAATCTCTTGCATAACTGTAGACTCATCTACGGAGCTTGCGTCCACATATTTGAACTCACCATTAGCCTTGTTGACTACCCACCAACCACCAACGTCTAACTCAGCAGCCTTAGCGTACCCAACAAGTTGAGATACATATCCGAAGCTATCGCTCTTAGCTAGACTTTCAAGGCTAGAGAACTTGTTTACGTATGACCAAGGTGATGCTGACTTAACGTCATCTACCTTACCATCAAGTACCATGTCGTACTCACCCCTTACCTCTGTACCATCCTTTAGCTTAAGGGTAACACTATCATTATCTTTGAAGTCTACATCAGCAGCACGAAGAAGACCTTTGAACACCGCCTCCACAATGTCTCCTATAATCATATTCATTAGGAAGTGTGGAGGTAGTGGTTTCTTATCTTCAGGGTCATTCTTCTCAAACCATAGCTGACAAGTAGGACGCCCAATGTTGGACATCCTTAATCTAAACTTGTCACGAGGTCCACTGCTGAACTGCTTCTCTAATGCAGCCTCAACATCAGCAGCGACTTGCTTACGTATGTCTTCAGCCATATCTGTCTCACCCTTGACAGCTTTGCCAAGGTAATTAAAGACAGCTAGTTCAGCAGGGTGATTCATTACTCTGCCTCTTCTACATTAACAAACTCTGCTACAATAGCAGCATCGTCATCAGAGATAGACTCTTTATTCTTTTCAGCCCACTCATTTAAGATGTATTCATTTTGAGTAGTGATGTACGCTAAGAAGTTATGTAGAGTTTCCTGATCCTCTGGCTGTAGCTCTACTTTACCATCGTACTCTAATGTTAGAGTAACCCAAGTCTCTCCACCAGGTTTGTGACCTAGCTTAAAGTTACACTGGATAGGTAAGATATTCTTACGTCCTAATGCATTAACTGCAGAGTCCAAAGACTGTATGCTTGAGGTAGGCACTTCAAAATAGAAAGGCATATCAGTGATTGCATCCACTACATTACCTGCTTCATCAGTAACACCTGCTGCAGTTAGTTGACCAAAGAGAATCTTCTTACGCTTGATACTGCGAATCAGATCCTTAGTCTTATCAGGTACGCTATCCCAATCTTGAATATAACCTGATGGTCTACCAAGATTAAATGTACCTAAGTTATCTTTCAGGTCACCCTTAAGATCATTAGACATTACTGTCTTATTCATTACCTCTTCTTTGGAATCCCACTTAGAGAATTGCTGCCTAATTGCAAAGATGCGTATGCTAGGACTAGTTGCATAAACAACATCGTCTTCACCTCTGGTAATCTTAAATGATCCTGATGGTACAACCTCAGTCTTAATAGACTTTCCGTTAACATCAATATTACCCATGATACCAGTGTGCATGAGGTTTACTCTAGGTAAAGCAGCCGTCTTTCTTTCACCGCTTTGAGGAGTTACACCTACTGCCTCTGCAAGAGACATACCTAAATCGTTTTGTATCGCTAGTTCTGTATTCATTGTTTTACTTACTTCCTATAAAAGTTAAAGATGATTAGTTATACTCTAAACGTCAACTGTGTCAAGCCAATTCTTTCCTATTTTAGCTTCTAATAATAAAGGCACGTTCATTTCTACATCGTATGCGTCTTTTATAACACAGTTTAGATTAGCATTGATAGTCTCAACAATAGTCAAGACTTTTTTTACTTCGTCAGGGTGTACATCTATCACCATAGAATCGTGTACAGTATTGACTAAGCATGATTGTAGAGGCTTAAGCAATCGCTCAAACTCTAGTAGTACAACAGGTACGATGTCACCTGTAGCAAAGCCTTGGACAGGGTAGTTCTTTATCATAGTGAAGTGTGACACACTACCATTTGCTCTTCGGGTAACACCAGGAAATGCGTACTGTCTTCCGCTTTTGTTAGTAATCTTTTCAAAGCGTACAGCCTCATCTCCTAGCTCTTCATGCCACGCAGCTACACCCTCATACTTCTCAGTAAAGTGTTTGTAGTACGCAGCTACAGCCTTGGATCTACCATACCCTGTAGCCCCGAAGAGAGGGGCGAAGGTATGTTCCTTAGCTTCTTGGCGTCCTGTAGGCTGCCCTGCATCACTGATAACCTTCGCAGTGTAGGAGTGCACATCAAACCCTGTATCTATCTCCTGCATGGCTGTGCTGTCCTGTGAGAGGAATGCAGCAACTCTGAACTCCAACTGGGCAAAGTCACATTCCATAATCTGTCCACCCTCCCATCGTGATATGAACACACGCTTCACTGGGAATGTCCCTCCTCTTGGCATGTTTTGCATGTTGGGATTGCGTCCAGAAAATCTACCTGTACTGGTAACACTTTGGGTAAGGTTAACGTGTAGGAATCCGTTGGGCTTTGTATATATGTTGATACCATCCACGAAGCTGCTAAGGTAACTGCTAATAGCAGAGAGGCGCTTAAGATCAGTAAGGAAACTAAGAGCAGACTCCATACCATTGCTTGTAGCGGTAGCCATAAGACTTTCAAGGTTGCCCTTACTAGTACTGAAACCATTTGCACTTATCCATTTCTTACTTGGTGCAGAGAAACATAACCCTGCTACCTCTTTAGTTTTAGTTAGTAGATAGCCTCTGCCATCACAGTCTTTACATTTAGTTGGTAGCTTGTAAAGTGTACCATCTTTACGCAGCTTGTGTACTAAGCCACGCCCATTACAATCAGGACAAGTAGATGCTTTAGTCTTTCTAATAACAGAACTGTTTGCTTCTATAGCTTCTTCAAACTCTTTCTTTGTTTCAGTGTAGTCAAACAAGTCAGCCCATTCTTTCTTGTTGTGTATACGTCTACTAAATATAACTTGAGATGCTTGCTCTGGGCTATTGAGATTGATAGGTGTGTCACCCATAAGCTCACGAGTCTTACGTTGTAATCTATCTTCTATCTCAGCTTTCTCTTTCTCAAACTCTAGTCGGACTTCTTGAAGGGCACTTCTGTCCACACGGATTCCTGACATATACATTCTTGTGAGGGCTTTACAGGTACGGAAGGTAATGTCTCTAACTTTATGTAAGGACTCTGAATCTGGTTGGGAGTAGTCTTGTTCCAAGGCAAGGTACAACTCACGAGTAATGTTGAGGTCACTCCTAAGATAAAAAAGAAGCTCTTGTAAAGGTATCTCATTGGTGTTGTATCCTTTCTTGTAATACTCTTTAAGAGTGTCTTGCTTTTGGTAGTTTAACTCCCTACGTTCAGCGCAAGCTTCTAAGCTTATAGGTTCTTTCTGCCCACGTTGTAACAGGTACTCAGCTAACATCGTGTCATAGATGTCACCATCATACTTGAAGCCTGATTCCCACAGCCACATCAAGTCGTGCTGTGCGTTGTGCATAATCAAGAGTGTTGTGTTATCCAGTATAAGCTGAATGTTCTTAGCTCTTGATCCGCCCACATCTTGATCTTCCTTATGATTAAGAGTGAATAGGTATGTCTCATCAGGGTTGTCTACATTCTGCATACCTACTTGCACAAGCTCAAGTCCAGGTTCAAACGGATCAAGAATGTTCTTCTTCTCTCGTTTAGTGATTGTGTTTTCTACATCAACTACAAGTCTCATGGTAAGTACTGACTCCTATCACCATCAAGCTCACAGTGTACAGTTCCATGCCATCCACCCTTGAGTTTGTTCTTAGCTATACACAAATGTCTTTGACTGCTTTCCTCTTCATCTTGTCCTTCCACCACCTTGTTCTTTGATATGAGAATCATTAGGTCTGCCTCTGCCGCCTTGCCTGTCTTACTACCTTCAAGCATTGACTGATCAGGATGTACCAAACCTTCTGCTGCTGCACTCAACTGTGACATCCATATGATTGCACACTTGTGTTGCTTGGCTATGTTACGAGCGTGTATGGCTGCTTCCTTCAGATAGATGTCAGACTTGTCACTTGTCTTGTTAGCAAACTTGTCACCCATATCAAGCACTACAATGTCAGGCTCGTATGCTTTGATGATAGCCTCAACCCATGCCATGTCTTTACCTGTGCTGTCCTTGATAAACACATTCTTCTCTATAGGATTGTAACGTAACGCTGCTACTGCCATGTTAGTCTTGACTTCATCCATGCTCATACTTGTAGCGGCACTAAGGTATCTTGCACCTACACGTTCATAACTTTCTTCATTACATAGCACCATACACTTAGCACCCTGTGAAGCAAAGCCATCAGGTGCAGCTATTGTACTAGCGTGAAAGCTAGTCTTACCTGTGTTAGGTCTAGCACCTACAACAACCAAGTGTCCTGCACTGATGCCCTCTGTTTTACGTCTAAGCGTAGGTATGTTCCACTTCCATTGTGACTGTATGTCGTTAGCTTTGAGTAACGTATCAATACTTGTATCATCCCACTCTATCTTAAGGTTAGGCATGAAGTCATCTTGATAGTCAATCAATAGATTTCGTAAAGGTTCTAAGCTTTCTTTTGTTCCGTTAACGTAATCAAAACCTAGGTTAGCAATCTCTTCACCTACTACTTGTTGGAATAGCTTAGACAGTACATCCGTAGCTATCTCATTACTGAGAGGCTTCTCTCGTGCTATCTTTCTAAACAACTCACGATACACTTGTTTGTTAGCAGTAGTCATACTCCTGTTGTTAGCTTCAAACAAAGCCTCTAACTCAGTAGGTGTAAGACTCTTGTCGTAAGTACTCATAGCATAATCTAAGGTATGCTTAATCTTACGCGCATCCTTACTGAATATCTTATCAGGACAACGTATGCCCTTGTGATTATCGTAGAACTCTTTGTCCAACATAGTGTGGATCAATGCTAGTTCCATCATGTGTATCTCCTCTCTCAATCAAAACTTTTATCTTTGTTATAAACTTTGTCTAACTCCTCATCAAATGCTTTGTCTGATGCATACCTCTTACATGCCTCTAACACTTCATCTACTGTCAAGTCAACGTATACTTTTCCTAACGGTACACGCTCATCTATTATTGCTGTCTTAGACATAACTCTTCCTATACTTTTGAGGGAAGCCTTCTTTGTTCCATCCTTTACTAACTTGTTCTGCTGCCCACGAGTAGTTCACATTCCAGTGTCTCGCTGCATCAGCTATACTCTTAAAGTCTTTGCCGTGTAAACGACAGGCTCTACCATTCTGCTGCTGTGTTGGCTCTACCTTGATACGGATATGGCATGGTACATTCTTTGGTTGCATTACTTGTCTCCTACATTCTTGGGTGCGTATACTGCACCTTTGTACTGGCTACCTGTTTTGTTATCTACTCCAAAGTTAAAGTACGCTAGTACTACTAGCATTGCCATTATCCAGTAGAAGGTAACCTTAACCCACTTGATAAACGCTTCGTATGTTAGCTTTGCTTCTAGCTCTGCTTCTTCACTTGGTGTCATTAGTTTGTCTCCTTGTGTTTCTTAATGTATTTAACGGCTTCTTCTAGTCGTTCAAGGCTGTCGTTGAAAGATCCTAAACCAGTGTTGCAATGATGACACAACCACCCTCTAAATGTGTTGGTGTCGTGACAGTGATCCAGTACCCATGACTTTAACTTCTTTTGTTTCTTCCTCCCTAGTATTGTTATATCTCTATTACATATAGGACAGCAGTAGTCCTTATCAGGATAAGCATTCTGATTCTTAAGAGTTTTAATTACTGCTGAGTGTCCTTTAATACAAGACTTACATATTCTTTTATATTCAATAACTCCTGACGCATATATTATACTAGTAAAATTAGCGTGAGGCTGAGTGATGCCGCACTTATTACATTCAAGCCCATCATTATAGACCTGCTCTTCTTCATCAAAATCAAATAACTTTAGCTGCTCTTCTTCATTCATAGGATCTCCTCTAGCTTGGCTATATCTGCCTCTACTTTATATTTGATGTCATCGTAAAGTCTTAACGCTATAGTTTCTAACCCTGTGTATGCTTCTATCTCCCTCTTGTATTGCAAGGTTTTATGTGCAGCGTCAGGGTCTAACGCTACGATAACCTTGTAGAAATTATCTAAGTGTTGCATATTAGACACACTAAATGATGTACCAAGTATAGCCAAGCCTGTTAATCCAGGGAATAGTTTAGCTGCTACAGTTGCACTGATAACATCTTCTACTATCATTACGACACCACTAGGCTTACCTACGACACGAGTAAATACAGTAGGTGTCCTATCGTAACGCTTCCACTTAACTTGCCCTGAGTAAGATGTACATCTACCTATAGCTCCTACTAATTTGCCTCTATCATAGATAGGAAACACTACACGTCCATACATTACATCGTACATCAAGTCCTCACCGTACAAACCCCACCTACCTATAAACCTTTCGTGATCTCTATGTTCTGCAGTAGGTGTTACTACATACTCAGGCCAAGTGAATATCTCATGCTCTGACTCAGGTTCATCTTGAGGGTTTAACCTACGCTGTATTTCATAAGCTGTCATACCTGATGACACAACACCTTTGGTGTTACAGTCAAGCTTGTAACAGTTGTAGAGCAGCACACTACCATCTCGTATAGCAGTGAATGTGTTCTTACCTTTGCACTTAGGGCAGTCACCTCTGTGTTTATATTCTTCTTTTAAATCAAGCGATTCCAAGTAGTTCTTAATGTTTACATTCATGTCTTATTCCTCTTAGCTAACGCATTACTTGCACCACTAAATGTGTTGACCAGGTATGGCTTGACTGACTCAGGATTCCTGTGACCACTGACTTGCATGATCTGAGCCAGGTCAGCGTCACCTTCTACCATCTCAGTGATAGCAGTCCTGCGTAGATCCATAGCAGTTATTTCTTTGGGTAGCCCTGCTTCTTGTTTGACTTCGTTGATAGCTGTATCAATGTGATCAATTGGGTAAGGTACATATGCACCTGCCACTGGCTTAGTCTTTGGTGCTACATAATCTTGAAACCCAAAGTCCTGACTCTGTTGTTTGAGCATAGTGAGTAGGTCACTAGGTATAGGTAGGTGTACATCAGCGCCACGTTTACTTTGTGTTAAATCAACACGCTTTGCATCAAAGTTAATGTGATTCCAAGTTAGCATACGCATATCACCAACACGCTGCGCCCACTCGTAGGACATGTGTACGATCAACCCAATGCTACGCCACTTGAAGTTACCATATGCTGTATCCAGAAACAGTACTACTTGTTCACGAGTCCATGTGACCTTGCGAGGTGCAGTACTTCGTGTCTCAATCAAACGCACTGGATCGTTGTCCATTATATCTAACCTCATGCAATACTTCCATGCCGTTGAGAGTACAGCCTTACGATAATTAGCTGTTCGTATTCCTGCTTGCAGCCACTTAGAGTAAGCCAGGTTAGTGTGTCTAGCCTTGATGCTACGCACTGTGTAGTTGCCTAACAGCCTACCCTCTACGTTAGTCTTCAGTACAGCAGATAAATGTATCTCGTAGTCTCGCTGTGACTTAGCACTGAGCCTAAGAAAGTTATCACTGTTAAGGTAGTACTCAACAATAGCTGATAGCTTAGATGTATGTTTAGGTATGTCTACCATTTTCTCCTCACTTTCCAATATACCCACGCTTCTACACAATGACCTTTGCCCATCAGCATGTCAATGAAATAAACTACGTTAGGCTTTCCCTCTCTCTGCCACTGGTGGTTCCTTGCGCTGAACGTCTGATTGTTTTGTCCTCCTAGTATCACGTTTATCAGGACGCTTAGAGCCGTTAGTATCCTCTTTATATAGACCCCCAAGCCTATCACTAATGTCATCGTGGGGGTCATCCTTCTCATGTACGTCATCATCGTTTATCATACCACACCTATGTGTACTAAAAATATATAAATGAAAGGCCACAGTATAAACAAAGACCAGAGATAACTAAAAAATGGGTTCATTATTATCATCCAATACATCTCTCCTAAAATAATTTGTATTACTTCTCCAAGGTAATTCTATATTGTTTACCCCATCATCTTCATGGGAGACAGGTAGTAAACCCATCTGCTCCATGTGTTGTAGCATACTAACTGGCAACTGTGGTACTTCCATATTTGGAAGACTCTCTGTACGTTTGTTTATCTGCATCTGTTTCTCCATAACATTCTTTGATGTATATCAAATCACTCTTACCATACATCTCTTTAAGTTTCAATATATCCTTACGACTATCGCTTGAATGATAAGCAAACATCTTCTTTGTTGTCTTACTGTATATGTCTAGTGCGTAATACATACTACCTCCTATTCTTTACAAAGTTCTCTACTATTCTTTTGTTTCTGCATATGACAAGCACATAGCCATCCTTGTCATACGCTACCCATTTCTTCTTGCGCTGCATGATCACTACTCTACTTGTAGCTCTAGACATGCTAGTGTCTCACTCTTGTTTGATACAAGCACAGCAGCTTGGCTCATAGCTGCCACGCATTCTTTTTGACTAGCGTATGTCTCAACGTGAAAGTATTTCACTGATTGAGATGTGACTAGTAGTTGCATCCATACTAATGCCCAAACCAT